CTTTACGTCAGCAAACTGAGTCCTGACAGCAGTACCAGCATCCGCATAAGTAACCCCATCATCACCGGTACGAATATCTATCAATTCGGCAGTATTCTGAGCAACCTGTTCTTCTAAACTAACACTTTCGCCGTCAGAATTAGATTTAATCTTTATCGCAATAAGTTTAGATGTCGCTGAAGCGGCAAGCAATCCACTATGGCGTGTGTATAAATGATATAAATCTGTACCATCTTTATCTGGATCGCTGTCGGTGATCGTCGCATCTTCTTCAGTAACCGTTGCTGCAAAAAAGCCAGAATACGATGTTCCCAAATCAGAGGGATCTGTATTAAAAGAAGTGCTATAATTCATTGGTATTCCCGAGGGCGAATCCGCCGGTGATATCGAGCACCATATTTCATACGGATTGGCAGAATCATTTACTCCAGATGAAAATAATACATTATAAAACAGTAACCATGTTCCAGGTTTTAAATAAACAGAATTTAATTCTGTGGTAGTATTGGGAGTAACCGATATTTCGGTACCCCACTCCGTATCTCCTTCTACAATATCTCCTATTCCAGCAATAGACCCATTGAATAATTTTTCAAATATAGCCGCTAGACTATCAGGATTACCAGTAGCGTCTTTATAACACTGTTCTATGGAGTCATGGATCGCATCACGGACGTCCTTCCCATAGACAGCATTTTGAATCTGTGCTAATAAATCGTATATACTGCTCATTTAATCCCTCCTATGCTGTGCGGTGCCATCGGTAAACACCACTCTCGGTAGTACTCTCCCAGGTCCCTCCCCATGAGGTTCCGGGGTCAAAAGTCTGATCTGATGTTTCGAAGAATGATCCTACCGGATAGACCGTACCTGCAATTCCGTCAATCTGGCTGGACAGTGCCTGCACGTCCTGAGATGCCTGCTCGGCCACTTCAGAAGCAGCATAAGCTACCGCCGAGGCATTGCCCGCCACCAGGACCGCTGCATTTATCGTTGAACCCTGTCCGACAACTGACTGGGTAAAGTTTGTCATGCTGGCGCCTAATGTCACCACGGAAGAAGACAGGTCGACAACATCCAGAATAATCTTTGTGATCTGCATGGTCGCCCGTATTCCGTAGGCCGGTGCTATGCATGGGACAAAATCACCGAGATCCAAATATTCTATATCAATGTTACTGTTGGCAAGATCTACCGCTGACACCTCTACTGAGAATGTCGTACCTTTATTGGAGTCAAGATATGCCTGCCCTGCTCCCTTTAAACTTGCCGGGCTGTCAATGTCGAAATTAACTATCTTCGTGATCACTCCAAAAGCACTGATCGCATCAGCATCTTCCAGATAGTCAACATTGTTATTTACACTCTTAATCGTTGTGGGCACTCCGCCCGCTTCTTTTCCTAAAGGAATGATCCTCGTACACAGGTCATCTGTTTTGATGTACTTTGTGATATCAAGGACGTTCTTACCATACCTGATTGGCTGGCTGTTTGTATGGGAGTATCCGGAGAGCCAGTCGATATATGTGACTCCATTCACTGTCCTGGTCACGATATAACCGCCGGCTTCGTTCCGAAGAGCCTCCAGCTTCTCCATGGTCGTCATATAAGAACTTTGGCTGTTGATCCGAGACGAGCCTGATACGGACACTGTCCCGACAACAAACCTCTTAAACTCATCGACCTGTGTATTATGCTCTGCAATGAAGGTAGAGAAATCAGCCTGTGGGGTAGTGTTCCGGGAAGAATACGGACGGATCACAGAGTCGTTCAAGCTTACCATGTCCCCATCCGTCTGTACTTCTTTACATAAGTCGAGTCCCTCTTCCTCATCGATCATCAGTCCCCGGTATATTGTGGCCTGGTCCACTATCTTCCTTTCTCGGGTGATGCGGAACCTTTCAATCTCGACCACAGACTTCCTTGCCTGCATATGGCCATACATAGGATTTTCAATCGGGATCGTGAGGTCAAACCGCCCGTTCTTCCCAAGCTCAAGGGTAAGCTGTCCCTTTGTGATCTTGAGGTTCTTCCCCCAGGGATGATATACGTACTGGCCATCCACTTTTACCCTGTACATAGATTAAAACCTCCCGGAATAAAACTCGATGCTGACTGTGCCTGTTCCTGAGAAGGTAAAGATGTTATCCCCCTGCAGGATCTGGATGTCCGGGGTTGAACTCCTGCCTGTAGGAAGGGAATATGTCCCTCCGTTGAATGTCACCGTCATGGGTGAACTGCATATAAAGACAGGTTCTACCGGCATTGCACTGCCGACAACATTGATTTTCCTTGTACCGTTAACCACCACATCGGCAACCTCTGTGACATAGTCCTTCTCAAAGTTGAACGGATCCCATAACCACGGCTCAAGGGAACTCTTGTCAGAGATACGATATGGATACGCATCCAGCTCTATCTCCAGCTTCCCGTATTTACTGTTTATCTTCTCTGATGCCACGGAAATCCTTCCGTAGTAATACCAGGAGCCTTCTCCGAAATACACCCGCATCTTTTTGCCGTGGAGAAGGTCTTTTATATGTCCGGCCTGCGACTGCCATACCTGATAATTCTTATTGATGAAATCAAAGGTCAGCTTATGCTTTACGTTCTTATAGGTCGGATAACCCGTGGTTGCCTCCGTGTGATCAATCACACCATTGCTCCCCGGAATGTCAATAAGCTCTTCTTTTACCTCCGGGCTTCCAATGTCCACGTCAAGCAGGGAAAGCCCCAGATCTTTCTCTGCGTCATATGTTCCAAAGATGATATCCATCAGCTTCCCCTCTCTTCTCTTCTCTGAATATTAGATAATTCCTGGTTCACATAAGGAGTAACGGTCTTTCCTACCGTCCTGCCGTCAAGGTCAACCGTCGTATGTATCTCTGCATTCACTACTGCCGGAGCATTCTGTACATTGATCACTGGGGGAGCCCCTGCCGGTCCTGTGACCGTAGAGGCGATTCCGCTTTCTAAGCCTGAAATGTTCCTCTGAACTGTGTTGACCGCAGAAAGAACAGACTCTGTCATGTCTTTGGCTGCCTTTGGCACGGTCTTCTCCATCTTCCAGGTAATACCCGGCATCAGATAAGCACCGATCTCATCCCCCATCACTCTCGAAGGGCTCTTGATCTTCAGTGAGGACTTGAAAGAACTGATCAGAGCCTTTGTGGCTTTCTTCGCTGCCTTGCTCAAGCCCTTCATATTTGATGTAAGGCCCTGGACGATTCCGTTTGCTACCTGTGAACCGATTTCCTTGCTCTTGGCTGTTGCATCATTAAGCACAGCATTGATCTCTTTTTGGTAGGATTCCTTCGTTGAAGCGATATCCGCTGCAAAGAAATTACTGCTGTATCCCGCTGCCTTGCTCTGGATCTCATTCCACTTTTGGATGTATGCAGCAAGCTCGTCAGCACTCAAAGCGTTCAGGTACTCACCAAAGTTCGAGGCTGCAGCCATGTCCATTCCAAGGACTTCTTCCATAAGTGACTGTGGAATCTTGCCCTTGAGGCTATTAAGATTCTTCTGATACCTTTCAATGCTCTGGATCTGCGCATCCAGGTCGTACAAGTTCGCAGGTTCACGGAGCATGTTGAGCATATTGCTCTGCTTACTGGTCAGGTCATCCAGAAGCTTTTGATATTTTGACCCAATCTCAGATATCTTAGAACTGGTCTGGCTTTCAAGTGTTGCTAAAGCGGATCCAAGAGAAGTCTTGTACTGATCTATTAATTTTTTCGAAGCGGAAGCAAATGCCTTGGTGTCATTTTTAAAGGATTTCTGAAGTTCTTTCTTGCTGTTTCCGCTTGTTTTCTTAATGGCCTTTGAATATGCTTTCTTGGCCTGTTCCATCGATTTGTTGATGGATTTGGCGACGTTATTGTTTGATTTCTGTTCCTGCGTGTCTATAGTGCCGGACAGGTTACTGATCACAGCCTTGCCAGCATCCTCCAGCTTATTTGCCTGGATATACGCAGACATGGCAGAAGATGCATTGCTGGCAACACTGGACAACTTCTTATAGATCGATCCCTCTGCCTGTCCAATACCCTTGACAATACCTTCCGGTATAGCACGTCCTACAACCTTGGCAAACACTTTAGACGGAGAGTTAATCCCCAGTGCTTTCTTTGCTGCGCTTAAGGCACTACTGGCCAGTCCTCTCAGCTTACTGAAAAGAGCCCCTGCAGCACCACCAACACCCTTTACAATACCTGTCACGATATTCCGGCCAAGGCTTAACCAGTTGATGGACTTAAATCCATTCATTGCCTTGGTTCCGATTGATTTCAAGGCGCTTAGGAGAAGCCCTCCGGCACCGGTGACGGCATTCTTGATAAGGTTTACTGCTGCTTTCCCGACTGATGCCCAATTAATAGAGCGGAAAGCATTGAGAGCAGCGGTTCCAATCGTTTTCAGTGCTCCAAGGATAAGAGATCCGGCACCAACGATTGCATTCTTAAGGAATGTTATTACCGTTTTACCTACCGCTGCCCACGGTATTGCTTTAAATGCTGCAATGGCAGCCTTCCCGCCCTGGATCAGTGCTGCTTTCGCCTGTGGGGCAGCTGCCCTGATACCGTTCGCCAGGGTCGTGATGATGTTTCTGCCAGTCGTAAGGGCGTTGGCAAGGAACTGGCCAAATCCGGACAGGAACTGCCCGATGATCTCCGGCACCTTTGCAATCAGCATAGGAATGGAGTTGGCGATACCCTGAGCTACACTCTGCATCAGGTTCAGCCCGGCATTCAGCAGTGTTGGTGCATTGCTCAAGAAGGACTGTACCAATGACAGAACGATCTCAAGGCCTTTCGGGATCAGATTCGGCACCTCGGCAGAAATGCCGTTGATCAGGTTAGCCATCATCTCCGTTCCGGCTTCGTAAAGTCCTCCTACACCGCCTTCTTTGAAGGCATCAACAAGGCCTGACAGGGCACCTGTTGCCTTCGATGCCAGGTCTCCGATGTTCATTCCGTCGAGCGCACCGGAAAGCCCTTCAATGGCAGAGATACCAATCTTGTTCAGGTCATCAAAGGCCGGCTGGAGCTGATTGGTGATACCTTCCACCAAGCCATCCATAGCCTGGTCAACCGTCTTGTATGAGGTTGCCATCTTTTCGAAGGAAGACCCGGCCCCGCCTGCTTTTGTGATGGCATTAAAGAATGCATCTGTCTCAACCTTGCCATCCTGCACCGCCTGGATCATCTCCTGAGTGCTCATGCCCATCTCTTTGGAGACTGCTGCAATACCTGCCGGAGTCTGTTCCAGCATCAGCTTGAAGTCTGACCATTGAACTGTGGGTTTTGCTGCCATCTGTGTGGCTTGCTGACTCAGTGTCTTCATTGCCTGCTGAGGATTCTCAGCGGCAGCGGCCAGACCTCCAAAGCCTTTTACCAGGGCAGTGGTGTTCTTTGTACCCACTGCAGACAGCTGGGCATATGTGCTGGCCATGTCGGAGGCTGAATAGATCGTTTCCTGGGCAAACTGCTGCAGGTCGCCTTTAACCTTTGCAATCTGGCTTCCTGACTTCCCGAAGTTCTTCATGTTCCCTTCGAATGTCTGCCATGCCTTAGAGGAGCTGTTTAATTCGCCTACAAGGTTCCCAACTGCGGACGTCCCCGCATCAAAGAATTTTGTAAGCAGGTTACCGCCAAATACTCCAAGGGCGGTCTTTCCTGCCGAGGCCATGCCTTTCAGCTTTGACCCGATACCTTTTATTCCGGAGTTAAACCCGGACTCATTTATCTCGGTATCAAATTTTAACGAACCGTCTGTTCCCATGCTTTCACTTCCTTCCTCGTGAAAAACACGGCTCAGAGGCTCATTGTGTTATATCAATCTCTATCGTCTTTTTACATTTTTTGCATTTAAGGTAGATTCCCTTAACCTTGGCGGTGTTGTCATATGTGAAGAGCTTCTGTCCACACGAAGGACATACATACCATTTCAGCCACAGGACTGGTTTTCTCACCACATATCACCTCCAAACAAATCCCCGATATCATAAGCATCCAGGGCCTTCTCCTTGAGGGCCACTGACCGCTTTATCTTCTGGATCCGCTTGCGTTCCTCCTTGTCCTTTATCGTAGACAGGTCAATGGAGCGGTAACCGATTCGGGTTTTAATCTCTGAATCCTCAGGGAGTCCTTCCATCAATAAGCGGAACCTATGCCAGTGAAGGTAATCAACTGTCATAAGGTCAATCCTGTAATATCGTAGGAAATCACCGATGATATACGGTGCATCCTGCGTAAATGACATCGTAGGTTTTTTGTCGTCTTCTTCACCTTCCTCTGAATGATCCCCACCCAGGATAAAATCTCCTATCGCAAGTATGGCCTCCTTTATCTTATCCCGTGGGATCTTCATAGGGTCTTTGTACATGGCCAGGATAGCATCCGCTTTCCTGAGGTCGTTGTCTTCTTCCTCCAAGACCTCTATCAGCCATAAAAAATCCCGGAAGTCAGTCAATATCTCATGGGGTTCTCCATCAATATCAACTGTCTCCGGGAATTCGTTCAAGAAAGGACTCATCTCTTTTTATTCTTGCGATAGTATGACGGTGGGCGGTTGCCATGATGTTTGCCGGTCATCCGTAAACGTCTGGCATTGATCGCCTTCACCTGAGTATCCGCAAATCCGACAAGACTCATATAAGCATCCTCCATATCCATGGAATTGTCTTTGGCACCAAAGAGCTTTAAGGATGCACCTTCTCCGAAGAGTCTGTCAAAGAACTCACGGAAGGTATTGCAGTATGCTCTTACCACTTCCCTGTCGTTCTCAGGCTCTGTGGCACTTCCTTCATCAAATACCTTCAAGGCATCATTATATGCCTCATAATCATCTGCAGAAGCGAGGTTCAGATCAAACTCCGCATTACCATATTTCCATACAGTTACTATCTTCTCATTAATCTCATGGCTCATAGGCTCAGTCCTCTCTTATAAATTATGCGGTAAAAGTACATGTCTCCCATCCGTCGGCAGAAGTAGCCGTACCCTTAACGATGGAGCTCTTTGCAGCAAAGTTGCCGGAATACTGCAGGGCATCAGTTCCATCGCCGGATGTGTCCGGGATGACACTGTATGTCCGTTTTCTGGCAACAAAGGTGCCGGTAGTGGTTGTTTCATCAAACAGATCTACAACCACGATCTCTCTTTCTGCGCCGGTAACTTCATCGTCCTGGATGGCAGCAACATCAGCAAGTACAGGATCATCAGAGTAATGGTCAAAGCCATACTCAAGCTGGGTACCGTAACCGGTAACGTCAGAGTCCTGAACATCCTTGTCCACATACTGGCGCTCATAAGTGATGGGATTTTTGTTTTCTGTTAATGCAGTAAAATGCTTCATTCTTGTATAAGTCACGGTGGAACCTTCTCCGGGAATCCCGTAAAATGCCACCCTCTGACTTCTCTTTACGATGGTTGCGTAAGCACTTGGCATATTATCAATCCTCCTGATAATAGATTAGTCGGCACTCTATACGATAGTTGGCAAGTTCGCCCTCTGCATCGTACAGATAGCCTTTGTTTAGGACCTCCAGCCCGATAGCCTGCTGGCCTTCTCCGAGTATTGGAAGCGGTCCAAATTTGTCTTTCTCTTCTATCCAGTCCTCAAAGCTCTGGAAGAACCCTGAGTTATCAATGTTTATCCTTGAATCGAGATCATAAACCTCTTTGCTCATCAAAGCAAATTGATACTGCTTCTGTTTCCCTCCGTCTGTATATTTCTTTACCAGCGGATCACAGGGAAGAGTATCAATACTGTATGACATCGACTCAGCAAGATAGTCTACATTGACCATTAAATTATCGTCTAATAGGGAGCACTCGCTTATAAGATAGTCCCTAATAGCATGCATGATATTAAAGATAAGCCTGCGCCCCCTTTACAATTCTGTCTTTGTGGCGGTTCTTCATTCTCTCAAACCAATAATTCTTTTGCTTGTGTTCATAGTATTGTCTCCTGGCATAAGGAGCGATCTGGTTGATCTCACCGCTGCCGATCGTCGTCCCCAGGGTAGCAGATCTGATCAATGCCCCTGACCTTCTCGGTGTTTCCGGCGCCATGCAGCGGATACACTCTGAATCAACAAAAGCCTGTGCAGAAGAAAACTTCTGCTGGTTGTCCTGCTGAAAGCCCGGAGCCCAAACCAACCGGGAAGTAAATGTCCCTCCCGCCGATTTGGAAACAACGATCTCCCCCCTTGGAGATTCGATTTTGAACACCTTTTTTCCTTTGGCCATTATCCCACCACCTTAATGTGCGGATTGTCGCCAAACAGATTGTAATTGGCTCCCAGGACTTCAAAGTATTCTCCTGCTCCCACAAGATCCTTTGCCGTGGTTATTGCCGGGCCATCACTGCCTTTAAGCAAATAATCACCTTTTGCAACAGAATATGATGTATCTGGAATCCTTACTGTTGTAGTGTCCTGGACCTCAAATCCGTTTGTTGTGATCACTGATTTTGAGTCCTTGAACCACCAGCACTCATCTACCACCGTTTTCGTCCATGACGTGCCACGGGTCGCAGGGTCATAGGCTCTGTGGTAGATGATGCATTCCGAATTAGTGATCATACACACCCTGATATAACAGACCGGTATCTGACAGATGGACTTCAGCAATGGAATAAAGCTTTCGCTTTAATGCTGAAGTACTGTCGCTTCCGTCACTCCCGTCGGTGACATAAGCTACCGTATAACCGTCAGTTGTCTCGGACTTTTTCTCCTTGCCTGCACCGGAAGAACCGGAGACATTGAATAAGGCTTCAGCCATTTCACAGATACAATCCTGGACTGCACTGCTTGCCTCCGATTCGTTCTCAATACGATGAAAGGTAAAATAGTCGAGATAGTGCCCGGCCTTCTTCTGCAGACGGTTAAAGGTCTGCTCGTTCTTGATCAGGGACCCATAGTATGACTCTAAATAGTAATTATAGGTTGTATACACGGGGTTTCACCCCTTTCATCAGCTCTGTGCGCTTGCACTGTGAGCATAGATACCATTTACCTTATTGTCATAAGCCTCGGCGATACCGGCAGTTCTGAAGCCAAACTTCCATGCGTCTGCATTCTGGTTCTGTTCCGGTGTGATAGTCTTGGAAACTTCATGTTTCTGGAACTGGATCACTGCCTTGGTATCAACAACCAGGAAGTTAAGGGCATTGCTTCCGGTAAATCCGCCTGCAGCAGTTAAGGTACATGCAGCAAAGAATCTTGAGGAAGGTACCTGGATGATCTGCTTCCATCCTTCAAGAGCTGCACGGGATTTTGTGGTATCCATATCTGCAATCAGATCATAGATAGCCGGTTTGATGTACAGGATACAAGTAGATACATCACCCTCTGCGTCCTTAATGGCAGTTTTAGCAGCTGAGATGGCAGCAATAGCGGTGGCGCCAGTAGTAAGGGCACCGTTTGCCTTTGTGCCTGCAGCTGCGGCATACTTTGCAAATCTGTAGCAGTCAAGCTCCGGAATAACTGCGGTACGCATGAAAGTGGAACCAACAAGGCCGAACTCCTTGAATGCTTCGCTGACATCAAGGGAATCAACCTGGAACATACGGCCACGATCATATGCGATTGTTTTGGTTTCATAAGCAAATGTCACGGAACCAGCTGCATATCCGCTATTTCTGGAATAATCAGCCAAGGGATCTGTGCTCATCTTCGGAATTAAAATCTCATGTGCGTTTGCACCGGCCCTTACCAGCTCGTTCGGTCCGTCCAGGACTGCTGTTAAGGATTCCAGTTTGTAAACTTCGTCAAGTAATTCTGTGTAAGTTTTTCTAAGTGCGATAGTGTTAGGCATATTACCTCTCCTTTTCTGCAGGTAGTCCCATCAATGCACGGATGGAACTCATGTCCTCAGCTTTTCCTCCCTGAGAACCGGTTCCCCTCACCCCGTTATTGATAGGCTCATTCTGTCCAAATAAGTATGCATCGGATTCTTTGACTCCATCCAATGCTTTTTTGATATCATCCGCCTGATTCTTAGAGCTTCTGAGAGCATCAAGGTCAAGGATGGCCTTAATGGCCTTTGCATTTCTTCCACCTGCTTCTCTGATTGCGCTTTCGATAGCATCAGAGAAATCTCGCTCAGCCAGCTGAGAAGCGAACTCGTCGTCCTTGTCTTTGAGGTCTTTTTGCAGGCTGGCGATCTGATTCTTCAGATCATCCACGTTTACATCCTTAAATCCCTCAAGTTGT